GTTACAGCCGACCCTCCGTTGTAACCTTGTGGACTCGTGCCATACCCCACAGCACCAGCGGTATATGGTGAAGAAGCTCCTGCACCCGCTCCACCACCAGATGCTGTTGTTCCTGAACTCGCAGCTAATCCGTTGGCCAACGTATTACTAAATGCCCCACCACCACCACCACCTAACGTAGTAATAGTTGAAAACACCGATCCAGTTCCATTTGACCCTTGGGTATTTCCGGCAGTTGATCCTGCACCGCCTGACCCAACTGTAATGGTGTAAGTTGTTCCAGTTACAATGACCACACCTGTGTCAGTAAGTACACCCCCTGCACCACCGCCACCAAATCCACCGCCTCCGGCACCGCCTCCTACGACAAGATAATCAAGAGTTGGAGTATCCGGAATAATTGATACATCAACAGTATTACTCAGTACTCCACCAATATATCTATCTGACATTAGAATACCGCCGTTGTATTAGGGATATATAAATGACCATCCCCATAAGTACTCGTATTATAACTACCGTCTGCAACGGTTATTGTCGCGCTCGCTGTACTTGATGTGACAGTCGCTCTGGTCTCGGTCGAGTAGGTATCGTCAAACAAGCAGTCTCCAACAATAATTTGACCAGCCGCACCTGAGTAAGACCCTCCCCACGTTGCATAATTAAGAAAAGTGCATCTAACAAATTCTATGTCATGGGTAGTCCGAGCATAATTGTCATACATCCAACACACGTTGCTATTGTTGAAATCAAAAATACAATTAACGGCACGGCCCTTAGCTGGGTCAGTTGAATACCCAACAGCAATCGCATTAATATAATTAGTGCCTGACGTTGCTAACCGCTTGTATCTTACAAATGCGATCTGCTTATTTACTGTTGCCGCTGGATAGGTTGCTGTATTAACGGATGCAAAAATATGCTTACCTCTTTGTGCAGAATGCGTGACCTCTAGGACTACATCATTAGCATCTTCGGTATCGCCTGCGATGAGAATATTTTTGTTTCGCCAAGAATCACTACCGTAGCCTTGACATTGCAAAGCAGTAATCGTGTATGATCCTGCCGCTAAAAGTAATACATCCCCATCACTCAAGGCATCAATTGCGTCATTTAGAGTTCCAGAGGTAACACCGTGTTCTGTTATCGACCCACTTGTTGTCGCAATATAGCTTGTGGCGTATTGCCCACCACTTGATGAAGCATCACCACCACCAGCATCATCACTCTCATCCTCAGAAGGTGGAATAAGTGATACATCAACAGTATTACTCAGTACTCCACCAATAAGTCTATTTGACATTATGAAATATCTTCATAACTTACAAGAAAACTAACTTCATTTGCGGAACTAGAGGTTACAACGATCGATGTGTTTTCTTCTAGATAAAATGAAGTTTGTTTATCAATAATAATTAAAGATGCTGCAGGAGGTATTTGCCCTGCAGTAATTATTGGAGTTGATGTTCCTGAACCTGCAGCTGCAGTATTGTGTGCAACAGTTGCTGTTACTGTTGCTGATCCGGAACTAGATGCCACAATCGTGTCAATTTTTAAAGATTTTCCTGAACCAGAAGAGTTTGCAAGCAATACTGCAGCTGCAGTATTTGCTGGAGTTAATCCAACACTTTTGCCGTTAACTGTCGAAACATTAAATAAATTTGGATTTGCCATTAATTAGTTCCCCCTAAAATTCTACTATAAGCAATGATAGACGACAATATTGCGGCAGAATCAACCCCACCTGAAGAAGCAGTCTGTCTTGCTTGTATATAGTCAGAATCAATTAAACCTAAAACAGTGGCAGAATCAGCTCCACCACCTTGTCGTATTTGTATGTAATCCGAATCGATTAAACCTAAGATCGCAGCAGAATCTAATCCACCGCCACTAATACTGGCAGCAACAGTAGTACTTAAACCTTTTTCTTCAATTCTACCAGCCGCATTAATGCTACCTGCCAATCTTGCAAAGAATCTGTTTTTTCTAGCCATTAATATAGTTCCTTACTAGTCACTACTTTTACCTTTACCATAACCATAAAGTGTTTTCAGATAGTCATTTGCTTTGGTTAATTTATTCTGGAACCATTCTTCCATATCGCCATCAGACTTCACGCGGCTTTCGATCCCGTCTAAATAATGTCTCATAGCTTTAATTTGACCTGTAGCCATTGATACTTCTTCATCCCCACCAGTATCTGATGGATCAACGGCTTCCATTGGTCGCCCTTGTGCTTTATTACGAAAAGCTTTTTTAACATCAGTATCAGTCTGTCTTTCAACACTTCTAATCATAGAAGGCTGTTTAACAATTTTACGTAATTTAGCAAGGATTTCACCTGTAGTATTTCCAGTCATGAATGTAGGAGGTAATCCTTCTACATCCACTTTAAATTGGGTTTCCTCGTCTAAGTTTTTTACTAATTCCTTAAACTTTTTCATCAGCTCTCTTCTTTAAATAAGCTTGAACCGCAGGTGACTTAGCTTCTGATACAGTTTCTTCATTCTTTGGTTGCACAGTACGTAGTGCTGCACGAGCTCCTGAATTACCCATGTTACTCTTTGGGGCATCAGGGCCAAATCCGCCTAACTTAACTTTGTTCTTTTTCTTAGATATCATTTGTGCATAGTTTCTGGGAACTTTGTACCCGGCTTCGTTACGTACTGCCGGAGTTCCAACTTTACCAAGATTAGAAATCTTAGCCTTTGTTAAATCCTTATTACCAAATCCTTTCTGCGCTTTTTTAACAGCAGCACCTGCATGTGGAGCTTTAACATGTACATCTTGGCCAGCGTGAGATACTTTCCAGTTATAGTCTTCTAGTGCAGCTTCTTCGTTGCGCTTCGACTTTTGATATGCATTATATTCTTTACGTCTCGCATTATCAGCATCTCTGTTTTTAGGAGTAAGTTTGCTGTTTGTTTTACCATGATCCATAACCTTCTTACCCATATCAGTAAGATTGCCTTTTTTATCATACATCATATTAATAAGGCGTTTTTCTTCTGCTGTCAATTCATCAATCTGCTCAACTGATTCTATAGTATTTTTTACGTGAACATCCATATCGCCTTTACTGGAAGCAACTCTTACTGAATCTTTGCTTGTAGAAAGCACTTTGCCAGAAAGTCTTTTACCTTTGTGCATAAAATCAATAGGTGAACCTTGCTTATATTTAGATGCAACTTGTGCAATACTCTTTCTAAGAGAAGCTTCTTCGAGTTCAACTTCCTCTTTTACGCGTGTATTCTTAAGCTGTTTTTCACGATCTAACTTTTCTTTATCTTGACGAGCCTTTTGCAATGGTGACATCAAGCGTTGTGCTTGAGTACCATAAGATGCTTCTTTTTGTGGCTTACGTTCTTTCGCCATCATATCAGCTAGCTTACCAAGCTTATTTTTATCAGTCTTACTTATCATTTTATTCTTCTGATAATCTGGATCAGTGTCAGGTGAATAGCCTTCAGACTTATTTGCATCACGTGCTTTTTTAGCAAGAGCTTTCACCCTTGACATAGGGGATTGTATAGATCCATCGCTATTTTTTGCAGGCTGCTTCTTAGCGTCTGGTTGAAATGGAGCTTCAGCTGATTCTTTCTTATTATCAGGATGGCCTTTACCACCATCAGCTTTGTTTGCCCATACAGCTTTACGCTGTGCAGCACTTACAAAACCCTCATCTTTGCTGTCATTTTTTGCAGACATGTATGCGGCAATTGCCATTTCACGGCGTTCTTTCTCTGACTTACCTTTAAATTGTGGTGCATCAGACTTTTGGAAATCTGAAACCCAAGCTCCCATTCCGTTCTTTACTGATAATGGCATTATGCTAGATCCTTGTCGTGATTGAGTCCACCTTTTTTCTTTTTCACAATGAAGGCATTGACTCTTGCGTGCCCCCACTGTGATGGTGTTGTGCCTGGCCGATGACCGGTTTTCCATGCTGCAACACCACGATTATAAACTTTTCTTAAAGTGCTAACCGAAATACCAGATTTACTTGATTTATCAGCAAATGATTTACCTGCAGCATCCTCTGTAATATATACCTTAAATGTTTGCATTATTTGGTTCTTCTATTAATTTGTTTAACTTGAATAAGACGGGCCCTATCTAACATTCTGTCCTGACGTTTTGCATCAATTTCATCGCTACGCTTTTCAGCTTCACGCTCATTAGAAATCCGGTTTTTTACGACCTTAACACTCTGTTCGTCGTACATATCCTTAAATGCTTTGGTATATTTACTAGGCTTAGTTTTAGCAGTTTTATCACCAGGAGCTGATTTATATGCTGCTGGATTGTTATCTGCCATTTTTGCTTGTTTCTTAAATTGACGATCACGTGCAAGCTTAGTTGGTTTACTCAAGCCTTTATGGTAATTAGCTGGTTGTGAACCTTTACGATCACCAATATCTGGATCTTCAGCATTTTGCTCTTTAAAATCTTTAAAGCCTTTCATATCGTCTATACCTATTTGTGGTTCATCCTGTCGAGCCATAGAAAACTTTGCCACGTCATAGATTTTGCTTTCTGAAAGTGATTCTTCAACCTTTTCAATAGCATCTAACCATTTACGATATATGCTGCCCGAAGCTTCGACGATCACATAATTAGATCCTAGATTCTTAACCTTTGCAAGCTCGCCGCTTTCTTTAATAACAACAGTATCACCTTCTTTAAATAGAGTACCGTTAATATATGATTCTCTAACTTCAGATACCGATTCAAGTTGAATATGTCTAGTTGTATCTTTAGATTCTTTTAAACCCATTCCTTTACGAACAGCATTATATATTCCCTTCGTATCTGAGTTTGATACACCACGTGGAATCCCTTGGCTAAATTGAGTAAAGTCAGCAGCAGAAGCTGCATCTCGCATTTTTGAAGCGGACATTCCTTCTACGCCTTCAGCGTCAGGATCTCTTTGTCCGGCAGATAAAACAATAATTTTATTAAAGTTATAAAGGCCGTGCCTACCTTTTTGCCCGTTGTATTTATTAAGCAATGTTTCAAATTCTAGCTTGCGGTCAGAACCCACAACCATTACTACTTTCACATAGCCCTCTTCATACATAGAAACACAAGCATCAAATACCGTTTTAACACTAGTATTCATCATAATGGATCGTGCGTATTTAGGAAACATTTTGCGAATGATTTTAATCTTATCTTTATATGCTAATGGATTTTTCTTAGCATCCTGAGATTGAGATACAAACACTCTATATGGATTTGTGCCTGCATTTTTGGCTAACGCAGCAATAAGCTTTTCATGACCAACAGTAGGAGGATTCATTCTACCAAAAGTAAAATAAACAGTCTTCTCTTCTTCAATAAGAAAGCCTTTAAAAGAACTAATCATTTACTACTTCTCTTTTTATCGACTTCGGCTTTGCGGATTTTAGGGAATAATCTTTTAGCAAGCATTGCAATCTTTTGCTTCATAGCTGGTTTTTCAAGTCTTTTTTCTAGTTCTTGACGACGCGCGAATGTTAAATCGGCTTTTGCAACATTTTTAGTTAATTTTCTAAGAATTAAATCTCTTGCTTTTTTCTTTGATCGTAATTCTATTTTGCCTTTACTAGCAATTCTACGCTTGGCCTTTTCTCTTGCCATTTTAATTCTAGGCTGTAATCTTTTAAAGAGGCGAGACCTTTTCAGTCGCTGTTGCATGTTAAGCGCTTCTTCGACGTCACTATCTTCTGTAGCTGCATGTTTAACCATATCCATGGTTGATACCATATATTTACGCATAGCTATGTGTTTAGCCATTCCGCCTTTTATTGCACGGCGGGCTTTCGACGCTCTATTTGAAATATCGCCAACCGCATCAAATGATTCGGAATATGTGGCAGTATCGCTTCCAACATCTCCAACTCTTCTTCTTTTATAAGCACGGTAGTTTGTAAGCTCATCTTCGCCTGGACGATATTCAGCGACGTGTAAATCGTTAAACGAAAGGGTTTTACGTGGCGAGTCTAACGGATGTTCTATGCCATCCATTTCGAGTATATCTTTGAATCGCAGAAGGTCTGCCATATTTCTTTCCTGATTTTCCCATTTAATATAACTATGAACGGCGTGGTGTTTGCCAGCCTTTCAATATCTCGGGGCTAAAGTTTGCGTATGAAAATTCCATACGATCCACAATCTTAACCGCATCACCACCAAGAGTATCGATGGCTACAAAGCCTTCTGATCCTGTGGTTTTATAACCGTTTTTAGTTTTCAAGAACGTACTAATATTATTAAAACGATCTAATATATTTATAAGCTTTAACTTCGCTAAAATTATAATTTTTTGTAAATCAAACATTTTTTGTAATGATTTTTTATTACCTACAGAGAAAAACTTTAAAACGTCATTAAGTGCTTTTTGCTGCTTTGCTTTTCCTTCATCTGTGGATCTTTTATCTATTTCTTTTTGATATTTATTCTTGATCCAAGCGATGAGTTTTCTGGTATGCGCTGCAGTATCATTAACAACTGTGCCTGTTCGTACGTATGTGTTGTTGAATGTTTCAATATTTCTTGCAAGGGCTTGGTTTTGCTCGAGCTGTCTAAGGGTAGTTCCTGATATTTGGTTAAATATTTTTCCAGCTTGTGAAAGATATTCATTTACGACCTCCGTGTCTTTTTTAGACATTGTGTATGAAGTCATATCTCGAAGCATGGCATCTTGTGACCATACATTTTTTGTTTGTTTTAATTTCGAGACGTCTACTCCATATGATGCTTTCATCGTTTCAAATGTCTGTCCAGTATAAGTTGTATGCCAAACTATTCCTATTTGCGCTTGTTTAATCTCTTTCGCCATTTGCGTATCTGCCGGGACCGCGTAGACAATCGTATTAGGATGGAAAGTAACATAGGACTTTCCTTTGATTCTTTGAGTCTGTATATCAGATTTTGAGAATAGAAAATCGCCTTGAACCACACCTCGTATCCCAAGAGCCGGCAAGTGAGCAAGAGCCTGTTTAAGTTTAACCGAAAGGTCGCCACTAGTATCAGCATCGATGTCTTCATTTGTCTTATAAACCTTTGGTGTCTTATTGAAGATACCTTTCTTAGCTACAAAAAATTTACCGTCACTAGGATCGGTACCAGCAAAAATAGCAGGAGCTCCATCCCATTTAACAGATACTTTACCATCGTGTTCTCCAGCAAATGTGTCACGCAATGACTTTAAAGCTAAAATAGCTTCACGTGTGCCATTGACTCCACCGTAAATAACCCTATCCTCAATATGTGTCATATGAGTGTTTTTTTGTTCAGTTATAAAGTTACTAAAATTATCCACTTATGTCGCCTTAAAAAATTTGCTAAATTCACTAGTAAAATTACCGGTAACTGATGGTTGTGATGTCCAGCTTGAAGATCCTTTGTACCTGATAGCAAGATTGACTACTTTCATTTTGCCAACTGTAAGAAAGCACTTTAATACCGCCGCAGTTGCCCCGGTCTGGCCTGGCTGTATTGATGTTGTATCAATAACAACATGTGGCTTTTCTTTTGCTAACAAGTCGTGCATTTTCTTTGTTATAGTATCTAAATCGTAGATGTCTGCTTTGCTAATTACTGGACCTTTCTTCGGGCCATAATCTCCAATACCGGTTATCAGGCTAAAATCGAAATCGTGTTCTTTTAATTTGTTGAGGTCTAATTTAAAAACAAGTTGAACTAGTTTTTCTGCAATAATCTCAGCATCTTTTTCTAGAATATTTGTAATAGCAGTAAAGATACTTCCTTCAGCTTTGAGTTGTGCACCCATCCATTTTTCATCAAGGCCAGTAATAATTTTCTTACGTACCTTCGCAGTTTTCCTATTTTTAAAATCTTTATCATTAACCATTCCAGCTTTTTGTGCTGCTACAATTACTCTATCTAGGAATCCATCAACTGCGGTTCTATAATCTGTTTGTAATTTTGGAGTACTCAACAAATTGCCCATTGTTTTATTGAGCAATGTAGGATCTGCTGTAGTTGGCCGTTGTTTTTTCTTTAATGACACTCCATAATATTTGTTATTTCTCTTAAATACAATATCAGAAGAATTAAAATCTTTCATACCATAAGCATTGAGTTTAAACTTAGCAATGTCTTTGTGCCATGTTCTACCAGTTACGTATGCTTTATCAGCTTTACCGCCGATATGCTTTTGTATACCTATTGCAGCAGAAATAGCCTGGCAAAAATTAGAATATTCATAATCAAATGCATCTAATTCATTTTGAGAGTAATCTTCAACTTTACTAGAAACCAGCTTCTTAGCAGCATCGATCATCATATCCAACTCTTCTATATCAGCCGGAATTTTAATGTTAGGCATACATGCAATAACAGCTGACATAAGTTCGTTTGGATCAGTTCTGCCTCGAGCACCATCAGGTTTAGTTACAAGATAAATCGATTTTTCAGGCACGTCTTTGTGTTTAAAGTGTACATCTTTAGAAGCTCTACCACTTGTTATTTCAAGGTATTCATAGCCTGGTGCGCTTTTAAGCCACTGATTGGCCTTTGCAACAAACTCTTTTCTTTGCTTATCTGGAAGTACTACTACAGCTCCAATACGCTTACCAGAGCTTTTCTTTTCATAAGCTTCAGGTTTACCTGATTGTATTCCGGTCAAGCTTGATACCATATTTTGGACCGAAGCGATAGCATCTGCATTTTCCACCAGAAATCCCTTAAATCTAAGCATAAAATAGCACCATAAAAGTTATTATGGTACTATTTATACATTTATATAAGTATACAGGCTTTAAATTAAAGTAGGAGGGGCTTACGCCGCCTCCGCAAATTTAATGGCAGTTTCCAATGCGTTAACTTTACGCGATTGATTAGTGCCAAACCATGATGAATACAGACGATTGTCTGCGTTACGTCCTTGGACGTGATCAGTAACAAATGTTACTGAGTTATATGCTGCCCACCAAGAACCTTCGGCGTATTGTGCACCTGGCTGAGTCTCGATAATATCGAAACATTCCTTAGCATTCCGTGAAAGAGTATCCACAGATAATGCTTTGTTTTGCACACGCTTATCTGAAGTCCTTGGATAAACAGTATTATAGTATTCAATGAGCTTATCCATTGAGAAACGCTTTGATCCAAGATACTCAGCCATCTCTTTATAAGTGGCTAATTTCTCAGAAGCTATTCCAAGAGCTTCTTTGACTTCACCTGGATTAAACTCTACACGATGTCCAAATTTAACCTGACGCTCAGCCTGCATCGAAAGTGAAAGTGACAAAGTATTATTACACACTACACGGATTGGAGTGAACCGAACGTCAATCGACTTACCGTATTGGTGTGGGTTAGAGAATAAGAGATAGGATTCAACCTGATCTCCACCAAAAAGATCAAATGATTCTTTGACTTTTGCCAAAGCCCATACCATTTGACCATTTTTCAGAGATCCAGCAGTATGCATCTCCATATCACCAGCAAATACATACTCGCTGAAGAATTCAAATGCCTGCTCATTTTGAACAGGATTCCAGTCTTTACCTACATTAGTCAATACTCGACCGTCAGTAGAACGAACAAGTGCCTTCTGGCCAGTAGAAATGCGTCCGCCGTTGAAATCGACGAAAGATTCGCATTCCTGAACTGTCCAATCAACACCAGCTTTTTGCATCATCTGGATTGATGTTAAATCATTTGAAACTGGAACTCCAAGACCATGCCATGGAAGTTCGCCTGCGTATGCCATTGTTTCAACTTGATGTGCCATAATATAATTTTCCTTTAAGCTGCGATTAAGAGTTGTGGAGAAACATTCCATTTGCCGGCAGATCCAGCATTTACCACAATATATTTAGGATTGATTTTTGTAATGATACCTGACATATCACCACGCTTTCCATCCCACTTAACATTTTGACCGACAGCAAAGCTCATTTTTACTGAGTTGACTTTCATACGACGATCTTCATTAAATATTTTTGCGATTTCATTAGACTGTGCTAAAACGGATTTAGCCAAAAGAGCCTTTAACTGAGCTAATTCTTTTGAATTCAACATAATAAATTTCCTTATTTTTTTTCAATCTAGAGTAGTATTATACACTGCTTTGAGAGTAAAGTACACACTTTTTTTCAATTAATTTAAAGTTTTTTTGCGATCTCTTTAAGCTCTTCAAACACTCGGATCGCATAACCGAGTGTGACTGATATTAGAACAATGCATGTGACGATAATAATATTTTCCATAATTTTTTCCTATAAACAAATTAATTTTTAAGCTCGAGCTAGAACTTCAGCTGCATCAAAGACTGAGAAGAGCCGTGCCTTTGCGTTCTCATCTTCGTCTTTGGTAAACATTATGAGGCGAGCACATGCTTTTAGTCCTTTAAGCTTAGTACCTGAGATTCCAAGATCTCGGACCGCCTGCTTAAAAGTGACAACCGAACTTACACCAATTGCAGCAAGAGTGGCTGCATTAACACCTGTGTACTCGCGATTCGTAACGTGGTTCTTCATGCTAATTCTCCTTTAACAAAATTTGTATTCGACACATTCACTAATATGTCATTCAGCTCATGCTCGGCTGTTGACAATGCGTGAAATGCCGTACCAATAGCTCTTTTATCAGACTCAGACACACTATCCGAGCGTAACAAGCGCATTGCGTCTGCAGCAAGTTTTTCCATGTGATTCATAACGTCTCTCCTCATTAATTTATGGTACCATTATACTACTATAATAGGAGTTTGTACACAACTATTTTGCGTTTTAGATCAATTAGTTTGTTTATAAATATCAACAGCTTAGGGGCTTTATATAAATAGTTATTAAGTGGGAGTTATCCGTGTACGAAATTTTATTGATGTTTATATGGTGGCAACTTGTTGCGGGGATTGGTATCTCTGCTGGTTTACATAGATATTTTGCACATAACCAATACTCTGTTCCAGTATGGATAGAATATGTATTTTTATGGTTAGCAACATTAGCTGGTGCACGATCACCTATAGGATGGATCGGTGCGCATAGAATGCATCATCACCATTCCGATACAGATTTAGATCCGCATTCCCCAAAGTACAAAGGATTTCTTACAGTTCTCTTAAACCAATGGGATCTAGATAAAATAGAAAGAAAATATGTCAGAGGTTGCTGGAATAAGTCGTCCTTAGTATTTTTTCACAAACATTGGGGTAAGATATGGATTGTATCAGCAATTGTGTTTTATTTAGCAGGATTATCTTATTTAATTATTAGTTCAGCTATATTAGGATTTATTGGATTCGGTTGGGTAAATGCAATATGTCATTCAGTGAATGGCGGAAGCAAAAATGTAATGTGGGTAAATGTACTCGTCGGGGGCGAGGGATATCATGATGAGCACCATAAAAACGGAAAACAAATTAGAATGGGACGCTGGGACCATACAGGATTTTTCATCGAAAAATTATTATTTCTTACCAGAACTTAATAAGCACTGTGATTATTTAAGAGATTTTTACCAATATTTTAGAGAAAACAAAAAAGATATCCCGCATGTAAAAAGGCCGTACGCGTATCTTTTTGATAAAGATGTTCTAGGTGTAGACATGGGGGATAAGTTTTCTAACATGATCCGATTCATTTACACAAATCGTCAGATGCCTAAACTAAGCCCGCATATTGATTCATCTATTGAGGGAATGGTTCCTGGTGTAATTAATTTTCCTATTCTAAATTGTGATGATGCTACAACTACAAATTGGTGGAAAATTATAAGTGGTGAACCAAAAAGACTTTTAAATAATGGTGGTCATAAAGAAGGTAGTGCAAATTATACATATAATTGTAAGAATTGCGAATTAGAATTAGAAGAATCTGTGTCATTTCAAAATAACCAGGTTCATTTGTTTAACACGTCAAACTGGCATTCAGTTGATAATAATAGTGGTAAAACAAGAATGGTATTTTCGTTTTTATTTAAAAGCGATCTTAAATGGGAAGACATCGTAAAGGAATTTTCATGAAGAAAAGACAGTATCTACCTCTTATGTCAAAGCTTCCGTTGAATATTGATATTCGAAAACTACATAACGAATTTATCTCAAATGGATTTGAGAACTGGGATTTGTATGACGGTCTAAAGAAAGAAAAGGCGTCTGAGAACGGCCTTGTTGTTCGTAATATCTTATTAAGTTACTTTTTAGCAGAAGGCGAAGATGGATCTGAAGGCGGTGAAGCATACAAGATGCTGTGTCTTACGGATTACAATGGTGAGCTTGATACTACACAATTAGAAATTACAGATCCTGTAAAATTAGAAAGAGTCTCAGATCCCTCACACCATCTTTATGTTCCTGAAGCAGATGAAAAGAATTACGATAAACGTAATGGTTATTGTAAAGGCTATGTCGGTGAAGTCATGGATCTTATTGAAGAAAAGGTTGGCCATGTTACACGTACTCGATATGCAGTACTAATGCCTGGTGAAGAAATAAAAGAACATAGAGATATTAACACCGATAAAGCGATTCGTATTCATATACCATTGGTAACTGATCAAGAAGTTATCTTTGGAGTGCGTGGTAAAAAAACTACTGTTGAGCAACATATGGCTGCTGACGGCGGAATATGGTTTATTAATCAAGCCTATCCGCATTATGTAAAAAATGAATCTAACAAGCCTCGTGTACATTTAGTAATGTCTGTTATTGGCCAAGGGATGATTGAAGATGGAAAATGTTGGTACGACACATCTGAACTTGCTCGAGCATCCTGAGTATTTCAACAAGTTTCTTTTAACTTGTAAATATGCTGCATCGCTTGATGATCCATTAGCTAAGAACTACCTCAATATTAACTTGAGTGAATATGACTATATGTCTATTTGTATCACGGATAGAATCATTGCGTTTAGCGGACTAATGAAGGGTCGATGGGGTAAAGGTATTGGTAGAGTTGCTACAAGACTTTGGGTAGATCCAGAGTACCGTAAGATCGGGAGCCGACCATCAACTTTTAATTCTAAAATTATGATGCCTCACCAAACACGATACGCAGAACAAAATGGGTATGATTGTGTTTTCTTTTCAAGAGAAAAGTATGGGAAGCACTTTCATTATATTTGTAAAAGAAGCACAGACGCATGCCCGTACGGATACACGTGGACGCCAGCTGGCGCGACTCAAGTGTCTAGTACTACTTGGCAGCATATAGCAGTATGCTCGTTTACCGGACAAGATCATGATATACGATATCAAAAGCAGTGAAATAGAAGACTTCTGCAAATCGAATAAGATGTTTGCAAGAATTACCGATCATGATCACGATATAGAATCATATCTTTCTACAATCAAAGCTTTTCATTGGCAACCTATCTCTAAAGATAATGATGTTTATTATGAATCAATTGGCCTACAATATGATGATCCACGATACGCGTACTATGATAGCGTTAAAACAGTTTGGTATATGGATGAAAATCATGTTGAAAGAGTTAATACTAAGTCAGTTTTAAAATGGGGTAAATGGAATGCCCTTGGAATTATGTTAGGCCTTAATAAATATGATTTCTATCGCACTCGAGTACTTAAGGCAAGGCCAAAATGTTCAAGCGTATGGCACATCGATTATGATTGGAGATACCATATTCCGCTACAAACAAACAAAGGTTGTATTGTAAAATATAAAGATACCCAAATCCATATGCCGGCTGATGGACATGCATATATTAATAATGCTGGGTTTATGCATATGTTTGAGAACAAGGGTACTACTGATAGATATCATATATGTGGTATCTTAAATTATAATTGTATAGGTGACGGAATATGCAAGAGATCCTTATAACAGGCGGATCGCGCGGCATTGGCAAAGCAATTGCTGAATATTTTTCTGATTATAAAATAATTGCATTGTCTTCAAAAGACGGAGATTTGCGTGATGAAGAATTTAGAAATCATTTAATAAATACATACGATCCAGAGGTATTCATTAATAATGCTGGTATTATATCTGACAATATTACTGAGATATTAGATGTTAATACAACAGCAGCAATTCATTTATTAGATGGATTCTATAATAAAATGAAAACTGGTCATATAATTAATATTGGAAGTATGAGAACTCAATCAAATGGATTCCATTTAAAACAAATGAATAGGGTTCATTATAGCATTTCTAAAAAATCTTTACGAGAAGCAAGTCATTTTTATTCTGATTTAAATTTGAATCCAGTAAAGGTAACTCTACTTGACATCGGTACTGTAGATACCACAATCGATAATAAGCAAATCGATAATCCAATGAAACCGCAGAACATAGCCGAAGTAATTGACTACATATTAAACCTACCATCTCATATGAGTATTCGTACTATGGAGATACCAAATGCCTGCGGAAAAAATTAAACACCTTTCAAAATTATCTTATAACAAAGAATTGATGTTATCTGAAATAAAATATGCAACGTTTTTTGTTGAAGAAAATAAGCTTAATGGCTGGGAAAAAGCAATTGTTAAAGATGTTGTTGAATGTACCGAAGTAGTTAGAATTTATAATGAACTAAAGGCTCAGCTCAGCACTGATGATATTACTGCTAGATATTATATTCAAAGAACTGGTAATACCATTCTTCCACATACTGACGGTAAGTGTCATACATCAATAAACATAGTTCTTTCTTCAGGATCAGAAACTATATATTTTGGAGATAGTGCTTATGCTTATACATGTGCTATCCTTAATGTAGGACAACATATGCATCAAGTCCATTCAGTTGAAAGCAATAGAATTTTAGTGAGATATCCAATTTACGATACATCCTTAACTTTTCAATCTATTTGTAATTTATTAAACTAAACTTATCTAGTCTCTCATAAACTTCATCCCAAGGATGCCGAATCGCAAATTTTAAAATCAACCTTGGTTCGGGTATTGGATTTAATCCATGTAATATACTACCGGCATGCATGAATAAAGATTCATATTCTATATCGGCGTTTTCTAATAATATTTTCGGCTTATAATCTAAATTTAAATTTAATAGGATTATGCACATGTTATCTTCGTCAAGATGGAGACGTAAACGTGCGTGCGGTGTGTAATAAGAAAACCGTGGAAAGTTATTTAAGCCGATGATATTTAAATCGTATTCAACTTCTTTAACTAATTCTTTTCTCCAGCTCCCGCTTTCGCAATACAATTTCCACCAACAAAGTCTAGGTTCTGGATATATTTCATCTGGTAGCGAGTCATGCCATCTACCATGCTTATAATTATCGAAAAAAACCTTACGATACTTTTTTTTATCAATCCTATAATCTAGATGATATAATTTCACGCACTTCTCCAAAAGTTTTATCGAAAATACTCATCTTGAATAAATGCCTATCATGTTGTGGATTAATTACTCCATGCATAATAGTTGTATTTAATAAAGCTTGTGAATATATTACTTCGCCATCTTCAAAGGATACTGCAGTGTTTTTTGAATCAGACAAAACAAAATTAATAGAACATAGTGTCCCACGGTCAGTGTGTAAAGGAAGGGTATATCCTTTTTTCTGAATATAGAATCGCGGTTTGATATTACACTCTAGAATTTCTGAGAAAGTTTGTGATAATTCTTTTCCATAACCTTCAGTTATGCGTTTAATAGTCCAGAGATCAAGGTGTGTATCGTTTTTCGGATCATAATACGGTTTATAACCATCTATAATAGATGACTCTAATAATAATTTATCTCTATCATAACTATAATTAAACTGATATATTTTATTGATCATATTCTATCTGGTAAAGTGCTAAATGCATTATCTCCACTAGCAATAATACATAATTTGTCTGCTTGTTTGTTTATTACTAAAAACGTCCAAGTCTTAGTTTCACTATTAATTAACAGCGAATGGACTAAGTTATGATCATATTCATTTAAACTTGGAGCTGCAAAGAAAGGAATTTCTGAATACTTTCTTTTTAAGTTTCCCAGCATTGTTTTCGCCGGGCCGCATTGCATCGTCAACTCTACTTCTGTAAGATTATTTTTTTCTTCAGCATAAGTTGGTAGTGATAGCATTAACATTAGTATGATAAGAATTTTCATGAGGATACCCTTCTAAGTGGCCCGTTGAGTAACAAGGTGGGCCGAACCCCGTCTAACCTTAGGCGGCTAGAGCATACGTTTCATCGTTTGCTGTTATTTTAAGTTTGTTGCCTTTAAGGTAGCTCCTACACCTATTCTCCAGAAGACCATTAACAGCTGTCAAACCCAGGACTCCCCCATCATAAAAACACTAGTAAATGTGCTTATGGTGGAGGAGGGGGGATTCGAACCCCCGTCCAGTTATTCTTCATCTTCCTTCATCGAATTCCTATCTGTTCTATCAAAAGCACACCTCAATTAGGCGTACACGACCTAATCTAACCCGACCTTGTGTACGAGGTCTTTATGTATTAAAGGCGATGTGCTTATGATAGAACAGATCACATATTTTATTTATAGATCACATAAGTGCTCTAACCATAATCCTGCATCAGCTTTTTCATCGAACCAGCGAATGATAGTATGCCCGCTTTCTATATTATATGCAAACATTTGAATCTGATCGCCATATGTCGATGTTTTAATAATCCAATCGTTAAACAACGCTGGTTCATATGATTCATATAAAACCTGATCGTCTACACACCAGGTTAGAGAATTAGGCCTGTTTCTTTTCTTTTCCATACTATTATATATTATAACTTAAATTTCATAGTAAGTAAACGACTCATTTATAATAAATAGAAATGAGAGAAGAGAGAGTAGCTATGATTGCAGAATTGGCTGCGGTAAATGCCGCATACGATGTTATAAAACAAACTGTACAAAATGGTCAAGAAATATACGAGTGTGGTGAAGCACTCGCTAAATACTTTGGC